CTTCGTGGGCGTTGGGGCTGAGCGGCGAGCCGCCCTCGAGGGCGGCCGACGGGTCGCCGTAAAGGGAGGTCTGCTCGTCCCACAAGGCGTACATGGCCATGCGCTGGCCGACCGTCAGCTCCTCGAGATTCATGAAGTGCGAGGAGGCCTGTGCGCTGAAGTCCGCGATCGTCGCCGAATCGACGAAGATCTTCATGTCCTCCTCATTGCGAGTTGGCGTCCAACCCGACGCCTTGTCCTGCAGGTTCGTCGAATAGGACTCGCTCCGCCAGCCGAGGGGGACATCGCGATCGTCGATCCGGTTGATGACAGCGGTGTACCCCTGCTGGCCACGTCGGCGGAGCCGGCCGAACGACAGCGGGGCACTGCTCTTGAGCGTGTCGAGGATTTCGGGGTCGAAGACCAGCGGCGTCGAGTTCTCGGCGACGTTCCGGTCGATGACCCCACGCTGCTCCATCTCCTGGACGGTTCGCTCGTCGACGCCGTCGTCGGACCGCTTGGCGTTCATGATGGCGCGCTTGGCCATCCCGCGGTAGACCTGCGGGTCCTCGACGCCACGCTCTTCGAGATCGTCGGCGGTCGCGTGGAGGCGGCGCTCGAGTGCGCCCTGGTTGTACGCGGGCGTGACCCACGAGTCGCCTACCTGCCGGACGGTGGGGATGTCGAACGCGGCCCACAGTGCGTCGAAGGAGCCGGACGGGTCGTTGATCAGGTCAGCTGTACTTTCGATGGTGTTGCTTCCAGACATGGTTACTCCTGGTCGAGGAGGGCGGCCTCCTCAAATGCGTTCCGCGTGGTGGTCGTCTGCTGTTCGTCCGCGTCGGCAGTCTCCGCCTCGTCGACGTCACCGGCGGCGGGCGTGATGCCCTGCCGGCCAGCGCTCTCTCGCGTCTCGGACTCGAGTCGGTCGACCTTCGCCCGGAGGTCCTCGTTCGTGTCGCGGACCTCCTGCAGTTCCGACCGGAGTTCCTCCAGCTCGGCCGACCGAGCCGACTCCTCCTCGTCGTCATCGTCGTCCTCGCCCTCGCCGTCGTCTTCCTCCTCGTCGGCGTCGGCTTCCTCCTCGTCCGCGTCGGCTTCCTCCTCGTCGTCCTCTTCGTCGTCTTCGTCGGCGTTCGCGAGGTCCTGCTGGATGTCGTTCAGCGCCGTGTCGACGTTCGACGAGAGGTGCTCACCGACGATCTCCATGATCTCGGCGACCTCCTCGTCGTCGTACTGCCGGTTCTCGGGGTCGGTGCTCTCGTGCTGTTCTTCGGTGCCATCAGGGTCGGGATCGTCGCCGCCCTCGGGAGTGTCCTCACTCATCGTTGTCAGTGCGTCCGTGACGCCGGCCGCAACGGTCGACGCGGTCTGGCGGTCGAACTCCGCGAAGTCAACGCCCTCCTCTTCAAGCGAGCGGGCGATCAGTCGCGCCGGCGGCTCGGCGACGGCATCCGGGTTGTCGGGGATGCCGACCGGGCTGGTCTCGAGGAGATCAACGTCGACGATCTCTCGGACTTCGCCCTCTTCGCGTTCCACCCACTCGTCTTTGAGCGGGATGTAGCCGACCGAGAAGCCGACGGGCATGCCTTGGTCGAGCTGGTCGACCAGGTCGTCGGCACGCTCATCGCCCTCTCGGAGGCGGGCGGTGCCGTAGAGGACGTCGTCCTCGACGTGGCCGTCAACCCACCAACCGTACATGTCCTCGCGCCGGTACTCCGGCCACCCCATCTCGTCGAGGCCGTGGTCGTCCCACAGCCCGACGGTGCCGTCCTGGAGCTGGCTGGCCATCGACTCGAGCGCGAGGTCGGTCATCTTCCCGCTGGAGCGGTGCTCGGTTGTCGACGAGATCGGGACCGTGATCTCGGTCTGCCCTTCGTCAGTCTCATCGATCTCGACATCGTGCGTCGAGTCGGGACGGACGAACAGCCGCTCGCGGTCGGCGGTGTTGGGCGGCGTCCGAACGCTTTCCGGGGTCGTTTCTTGCATACGGTGCCTCAGCCCCCGCTACTAATCCTACCCACTACCGTATGGCGCGACGCAGAACGTCGAACGTCGAGGTCAGTAGACCTCGAACTCCTTGATCCATCGGTAGTACGCCTCTTTCGAGATACCGAGGACGTCGGGCGCTTCCGTGTTCCGGGAGTACTCGCGGTCGATGCGGTCCAGGAGGTCCTGCACGCCTTCGCCGGCCAACGCGTGTTCGCGCCACACCTCGAACTGGCGGTCCGTGATCTGGAGGTCGACGGTGACGCCGCCGACGTCTTCGAGGGCGCGGACGTCGTCGGGCATGTCCTCGTCGAGGACCAACTGTTCGACGCACCGACAGTTGAAGGGCTGGTCTTCGCCGACCGTGTGCGCGACCCGGGGGTAGTTCGCGGGCTGGTAATGGGGTTCGCCCTCCCAGCCGGCCGGGACGGTCCAAGAGTCGTCGATGTCCACGACGACGTCGTGCATCTCGTCGTGCCAGGGACGGCTCCGGCCGTCGTTGCTCGCCAGCCAGCGCTTCCCGCTGACAACATCGGTCGCCTCCCCGAGGGCTTGCGTCCCCTCTCGACTGGCCTGCGGGAGCTCCGTCCGCGCAACGAGCCGGGAATGGTTGTCGGAGATCTCCGGAACTCGTTCGCGGAGTGCGCCGGTTGCGTCGTCAACGTTTCCGCCGTCCTCGGCGACGTCGAGGAGGACGTTGCGGACTTGCTCGCGGACGGTCTCCTCGACCGAGACCATATTCTGCGCCGCACGCCGGCGCATGGCTTCCCACGCGAAAGTGTCCTGCAGGTCGAAGTCGAGCGAGATCTCGGCGACCTCGACCGGCACAGCGAAGTGCTCCTGCAGAGCGTCCTCCAGCCGGTCCGTCTCCTCGTTGGCCGCCTCCTGCATCGCCGCGGTGTTCGCTTCGACCACCGAGTCGGCGAGGAGGTCTTGGAGTGCGACGTCCTCCACCAGTTCGTCGACATTGGTGAGGACCGTCCGGTCGTTGTCGGTGTTTTCGGGCCACTGCTCCTCGACGGTCTCCTCGACAGCTTCGAGTTCCGTCTCGATGTGCCGCGCGACCTCGCCCTGGAGCGTGCTGATCAGCTGCGCGACGCTGGGAAACTCGTCACCGATCTCGCCGTCGCTGTCGTCGCGGACCTCCCGGTCCGCCGGCCGCGCGTTTCCCGTACCACGCTCCGCATCGGCCGTGTCGTCTGCGGTGGAGGCAGTACTCGCGGTCGTGGACGTCGAGGAGCCGAACAAGTTGAGGTCACTCCCGAGCCCCGGCTCGGGGAGTTCCTCTTCGTCGACACCGCCCCAGTGTTGGGCGGCCCACTCGGGGTGCTTGCGTGCCATCGCCGTGATCACTTCCTTGGGCATGTCGCCCCACGGCTTCTCCTCTTCGCCGCGCTCGCGGCGGATTTCGTTGATGGTGCGGGTGCCCTGCTGGAGGTCCTCGGACTGGCGCTTGCGTTCGAGTTCCTGCATCTGCTCGTGGTTGATCTCGAACGCGAACTCGAGCTCGCCGTCGACGCGCCAGTAGGCCTCCATCGCGGGAAGAATCTCGTCGTTGAACGTGTCTTCGAGCGTGTCGAGCAGCGGCTTCGTCGTCTGCCGGAACACCTGGCGGCCGTGGTAGTCGCCCATCGACCGGTTCCCGGACTCGAAGTCACCGATTTCGCCCTGGTTGAGGCCGGCGAGGAACCACACGAGCTTGTGGTACCACTGTTGGCTTTCGAGGAACTGGAGCTCCTCGGGCGTCCCCTGGATCGGGATCCAGGAGATGTCTTCCGGCGTCGCGTCGAACATCGGGACGACGTGGTTGGTTTTGCCCTTGACAGTGTCGCGGAAGTAGTCCCGGGACCGGTTGAGTTCCTGTTGGCTCCCCGCGGCGATGGTGAGGACGCCCTGAGGGATCTCGTTCTCGCTGAAGTACTTGCGGTTCGAGATGTCGACGTTAAGAAGGATCTCCGCCCAGCGCCGAACTTTCTGCACGAACCCGTAGCCGTACTGGGTTTCGGGCCGAGGGTTCGTCTCAATCCATGCGATCTGGTCGCGGCTGAACGGGATCGGTTCGTGCTGGCGGCGGCCGTACCCCATGAGTGCGTCGACCTCGCCCAGCTTGGCGATCACGTCGTCCCACGTGTGGCGGGCGAGCGCCGACCGCGGGGCGAACTGATAGTACGCCGGGGCCGGCGGCTCGGGGATCACGCCGTGCTGGTCAAGGTCCTTCGTCATCGTGATGCCGTCGAGGTGGTAGAGCTCGGCGAGCCAGCGATTGCCGTCCCCGTCGGGGTCGGCTGGCACCTTCTCCATCACGCCGGCGTCCGGACTCAGGATGTCGTTGACGACTTGCTTCAGGAGGTGATTGAACTTCTGATTGTTCTTGTTGAAGCCCCCGTCGAGGAACTCGGTCACCTCGTCGGCGGCCTCTTCGTGGACCGTCGTCGGGTTCTCGACCGTGGGGCGTATGACCCACGGCGTCGTGGTAACCTGGTCTTTGATGACGTCCATCGGGAGCGACACCGTCGGCGAGCGCTCCAGTGGCCGGAGGCCGAGGAGGTCCTCGTACCGGGGGATGCCCTTCGAGGGCTCCATCCGGAACTGCGTGGGGATCGTGCCAGTGCGGCCGGGCTGGTCGGTCGTCGTCGGTGTCAACTGTCGCTGGGTCGTTGGACTGTAAACAGGCATCAGTTCTCACCTCCGTCTCTGTCGAACGGCGCGACGAACGTGCGGAGTTCGTCCTTGTTGTACTGGCGCAACTGCTCGATGTCAGTCAGCACGAAGTGGGCGGCGTCGGGGTCGCGACCGACGCGCTCGAAGTGCTGGTGGAGGAGGTTCGTGACCTGAGCCGCACCCTCCTCGGTCTCGACCTCCCAGACGTAGACGTTCCCGGGAGCGTCCTCGAGGCGCTGGAGACGCTCGATGGGGTCGCCGAAGTGTTCGTCCGGGTCTACGTACTCCGCGAGGTCGATGTCCTCCCAGTCGATGCACTCGGTGATCGCAGTCCCGAGGAGCTTGGCCGTCCACCGTACGAACGTAATCGTCCATGTCATGAGTTGTCGTCCTCTGGGTAGTACGACCGGACGCCCCCGCCAGCGCTGGAGGCCAGCGACGGCGGCCCCTCCGGGCCATCCGTCGATGCATCGTCGTCCTCCTCGGCGTCCGGGTCGTAGTAAGAGCGAGCTCCGCCTCGCGAGCCCGCATCCCGTGCCCAGATTGTCATGTAGGCGGCGTCGAGGAGGTCCGGCGACCGGCCGAGGCGTTCTTTCAGCTCCGACTTCGAGGTCAACTTCAGAACGTCCGAGCCGTCGCTTCCACGGGAGGCGTAGTGTCGCTCCTCGTATTCGAGGACCCGCGCGGCGACCATGAGTTCCTCGCGGAGCTCTCGATGCGTGATCTGGCCGCCGTTGCGAAGCCACTGGCCGAGTAGATGCATCCCCTCGGCCCAGCAGTCGTAGAACTCGGTCTCCGCCTGCGGAGTCGCGCCAGCGCCGAACCGGATGGTCGACGGGAACGACTCCGCGAGCATGTCCTCGAGGCCCGATCCTTCGCCGACCGCGTCGACGGCGATCGGATGGATGTCATCGTTCTGGAGGAGCTTCCGGAGCTGCTCGGCCTGCTCGGTGTGGTTCGTCCCTTGCTCCTCGTATCGGACCTTGAGGGTGTTGGCGTAGACCGTGGACGCGACCGTGCGGTCGCCGCTGCGGGCGACGTCGATGCCCGTCGCTTGAGGTGGTGTCGCGACGACCGCGTTGGGGGTCCAGGCTCCCTCGACGTCCTCCCGCGTGAAGGGGCGGTGGGCTTCCGCGCCCTCCGGCGGGATCACGCCAGCGCGTCGTCGGTACCACCGGTCGTCGAGGTCCTCCCGGAAGTCCGGGTGATCCGGGTCCGAGACTTCGCGAGCCCGGTCGAGGCCCGGCCACGGTTCGCCGTTCCACGCCTCCCAGTCGTCGATCACCGTCTGGAGGTCGGTCAGGCCCGGGATCTTCTTGGCGTCGAGCTCGCCAGCGTCGACGCGGACGTTGTGGCTATCCAAAGTCGAGAACTGGATGGTGTGCCACCGGTCGGACTCCAGCCGGTCGTAAACGACGTTCGACTCGTCCTTCGGCGGGTTGCAGATCCCGACCATCCGGTCGTTCTCGTCCGTGATCGACGAGCCCGCGCTGTCGAAGTGCTCGGCGGTGATGTACTTCTTGTCAGCCTCCTCGATGACGACAAGGATGGCGTTGGCGTGCCGGCCCTCGAGGTCGCCCGGATCCCTGGGGGAGACGACTTTCGCGAACCAGTCGTCGTCGATCTCCAGCGTAGGTTGGCCGCCGCCGTAGGTCTCGCCGGGGAGGCCGACGCGCTGTTTCGCCTCGGTATGGAGGCTCTTCATCGACCGCCAGACTGCGTCGACGTACTGCGAGTAGGAGCCCGAGGTGCCGAGGGCGGTGCTGTCGAGGTTGGTCGCGACGAATGCGAGTTTGAGGATGGCGACGACGAACGACTTGCCGACGCCGTTGCCCGACATGATGATGATGCGCTCGTGCTCGGCGGCCGCCCGGAGGACCTCCTTCTGCTCGCGGGACAGCCGAAGGTCGAGGACGTCCTCGGCGAAGTTCACGTAGCGGCCGCGGCCCTCCGTGTACCGCGACGGGTCGACGTCGGTCGGGGGCGCGGAGGCCGCGTCACTCATACCGCTCATCTCCCGAGACCTCCATGCTGTCTTTCGAGTGCTTTTTTCCACACTGAGCGCACCGGACGACCGTCTTCGGGTCAGAACGCTTCCGCACTGGCCGAGTATAGAACGGTCGGCAGGCAGAACATTTCAGCTTGGTGTGGAATCCGAGCGATGGCTGGCGTCCGAGGTCGACGACGTCGGCGGCGTGGGGGTCGAGCATTCGATGCTCGGGCCGCGGCGGGTCGGTTCTCACTCGTCGTCACCTCCGCCGGCGAGCATCTGTCGCCAGCCGAGGTTGACGTCCTCGCCTTCGGCGACCTCGATGTGGTCCTTGATGAGCTTCCGGATGAGGTCGATCTCGTTCTGCATCGCCCGGTTGCCTTTGTCGAGCATCCGAGCGAGTTCCTTGATCTCCTCGTCCTCGATCGGCTCGGCTTTCTGGACGACCTCGTCGAACGCCTCCCAGAACGTCCGCTGGTCGCCGGGGTCGTGCATCGCCTTGACCGCCCGCCGGAGCCGAGCGAGCCGCCAGTTGATAAGGTCCTCCAGCTTCTCGTCGTCGTCCATCTCCTCGAGGCCCTTGATAGCGTAGCGGTCCTCTTCGTCGAGGTAGTCCGAGAAGAGCCCGTGCTCGAAGTGGGGTGAGTCCTCGCCGCGAGGCGTCGACCCGCCGTGGTTGCTGCAGCGGCCGTCGCCGACGTGGTCGGTGCCCTTCCCGGGCCACGCACGGCAGTACCCGACGAACACGGTGACGTCCTCGCGACGTTCCGTCCGCTTGGCCATGCAGTGCTGGTCCGTCGGCTCTTGCGTTGGGACCTCCTCGGACGGTCGGCCGATGTACTGCTCTTCGTTGACGTTCATGGAGTTACCTCAAACATGGGGCGTTCATGAGGTTCCCTCGGAAGTCCGGTGCTGGTTGAAGCACTGCTTACTCGTCCTCCTGGTGGTGGTCGCTGGCGTCGGCGAGGCGCTGGCCGAACGCTTGCATATTGACGAGTTCGATGCCCCACATCTGCCCGAGGATGAGGAAGACGGCGGGCCGGAGGTAGATCATCAGGCCGGGGGCGGCCGCGATGTCGAGTGCAGCAAGAACTTCGATCACGGCCCACATCGCGAAGACGATCACGGTGACGAGTTTCCGGGTGTCGGCGTTGTACTCGTGGGGGATGAGGGTGAGTAGACCCGCGAACAGGTAACATTTGAAGGCTGCCCCGGGTCGAGATCGCCACTGGCTGAGTGAGGTTGGGTCGATACGGTTACTGTCGAACATCTGTCTCGGGTACTGTGGGGGTGAAATCGTCATTGGTCATCGGTCTCAGTCGGGAACCGTTTCAGTTCCTGCCACTCGCTGTCGGCGGTGCGGATGCCGACGACAGTCTCGTCCTCGCGCTCTCGAATGTGCAGGGGAGCGCCGAGGACGAGTTCAGTGGGGGGTTGCACGAG